AATGAGGAAAGTAATGGAGCTTCCGGCAACACGTTTGAGGACTTTTTAAAGGATGGGAAGAACCAAGCAGAATTTGACAGACGAGTCAATAAAGCAATCGAAACGGCGCTTGGAAATGCAAAAGTGAAATGGCAGGAAGATGCTGATCAGAAAGCAGAAGAAGCAGCCAAAGTTGCGAAGATGAATGCAGAGCAGAAACAGCAGTATGAGATGGATAAGCTGAAAAAAGAAAATGAGAGATTGCAGGCAGAATCTGTAAGGAATCAGCTTTCCAGAAATGCGGCAGGAGTGCTTGTGGAGAAAGGTATCGAAGCAACGCAGGATGTTCTTGATTTTGTTGTTGGAGTTGATGAAGCAGATACCAATGCAAGAATTGACACTCTGATGAAAATCGTGGAATCCCAGCTTAAGAAAGCCGAGATCACCAGAGCAACCGGATCTACACCAAAAACCATGACGAACTCAGGAAGTCCAATGTCTGAATTCGAAAAGAGACTTGCAAAGTATAAATAAAGGAGAATGTGAAGATGAAGAATAAAGAATTTATGATGTTACAGTTATTTGCGGCAGGAGACAACAACGATATGCCGGTAAGAAGCTACCAGCTTGAGTTTAAAAGTCTTTTGAAGGTAGTATTTAAAAAGATGTCCTATTTCGCGGATTTTTTCGGCGGCGAACTTGAGGTACTGGATGGAGTCAGAGAAAACGAAACAGCCTTTTATGTAAAAACATCAGACATTCCGGTTGTGGTTGGAACTGGGTACGATAAAACAGCTACGAAAGCGTTTGGAACGGGAACAGGGAACTCTAGCCGTTTCGGGGAGAGAAAAGAGATTATCTACGCGAACACGCCGGTTAATTACTCTTGGGGATGGAATTACCACGAGGGGATTGACCGACACACCGTGAATAATGATTTTGACGTTGCGGTAGCAGATCGCTTGGAACTGCAGGCGAGGGCTAAGACAAAGCAGTTTAACAAACAGCACGGAAATTTTATTTCCCATTCTGCCGGAAAGTCTTTGAAAGCCACAGATTATACGGCAGACAATGTATTAAAGCTGTTTAATGAGCTGTCTAAGTATTTTAATAACATCGAAGCAGTTGGAACGAAAAAAATTAAGGTTTGTTCCGATCTGTACAATGCCGTCGTGGATCATCCTTTGAATACGGCTGCTAAAAACTCCACTGTAAACATTGATGGCAATGAGGTTGTGAAGTTCAAGGGATTCCTTGTAGAGGAGATTCCGGATGAATTATTCCAATCTAAAGAATGCGCCTATGCATATATTGCCGGAGTTGCAAAAGCATTTACTGGAATTAACACAGCGAGAACGATTGAATCGGAAGACTTTGACGGAGTAGCTCTGCAGGGAGCTGGTAAGGCTGGAGAATTTATTCCGAATGACAACAAGAAAGCTGTAGTTAAAGTGTCGGTGGGGGAATAGCACCCCCTGAAGACCTCGCCTTGGTAGGCAGGGGGAAAGTCGGAAAGGCAAAAGTAGGTAAAGCAAAATAGGAGGTATGAGTTATGGCATATGAACCAACTAAATGGAATAATGATGACGTTATTACAGCAGAGAAACTGAATAAGTTAGAGCAGGGCGTGAAGAATGAGCAGATTGGACCAGCAGGACCAGCAGGACCAGCAGGACCAGCAGGACCAGCAGGAGCAAAAGGCGAAAAAGGCGATCCAGGAGTAGCAGGACCGAAAGGAGACAAGGGAGATCCAGGCGCACAGGGACCTGCGGGACCAAGTTACACTCTTCCAGCGGCGAATAAAACAACGCTTGGCGGTGTGAAACAGATGGCTTTGATTGCAGATTTGTCCACAGAAACAGCAACTG